TTTGCGTTTCCTATCCCCAATGCTTTAGGAACCACTTTTTTAGCAGCAACAATAAGTTGCCCACCATATGCGAATATTTCGTCAAATGCAAATGCCATATTAGATACTCCTTGAATCTGTTTCTGCTGGTTCTGGTAATTTATCTTTCGTTAATGCACGAGAGATTCCCTCAATTAAAGGTGATAACATCTGCATGCCAAGACTCCCTCTTAATGCTAACAAACCTGATGTCATAACCTTCATAGATTGCTTTCCATCTATTGTAACATTTTTTGAGTCAAGTTTCAAGGTCTCGTTCGCATTTGCCCAAAGTACACCATGTGGAGCATTACCATTAGCAATCAACTCTATATCGAGTGCTTCTAATTTTATTTTACCATTGTTTGCTTTTATATGTATGTCACCATTTTTAGCAAGAATCATGATTCCTTCTTGCTCTTTTGTTAAATCCTCACCACTATGAATAAAGGTCGAACCTGGTGAATTAAGTAACGTATATCCAGTTCTTGGGCCATCTTCATCAAATGACATAAAATGTCTACCATCAAGTGCCTGAATATGAACACTCGAAGTGACATCACCTTTTGGGCTTATTTTACCAAAGGTGATAGCACCATTCATGGCACTGATTACTTGGCCCCAAAAATTCTTTTTCTCAGACATTAGTATCCTCCTCCGTATCCACCACCGCCACCACTAGGTGGGCTAGATGATGGTGGTGCTGGTGTTGATGGTGTTGATGGTGCAGGTGCTGGTGTAGATGGAGTTGAATATCCACCACCAGTTGCAGGTGTTGTGCTTGGTGTGCTTGTCGCTGGTGTTGTTGATGGTGCACTAACTGGAGTAGTTGAATAAGTTCCTCTTGTTGGAGAACTTATGGCCTCAATAGTGTCTTCCTGTGTTTCAGTTTCCTCTCTTTGAGATGCTGTAATAGTTCCCTCAATTTGTCTCTTCTGAACACTTGCAAGTTGAGTGTCATAGACTACGATATTAGTTCCAGATGTCTGTGCAGATGTTCCTGCATATCTAATACCATTTACATAGTAAACATTTCCATAATAAGGTTTACCGTCAACGTAACCATTTATATTTAACCCGACAAGATCAAAGACTTGAACCACATCTGTGAGAACTGGTTCAACTGGTTGTGGATCACGAATAATACTAAACTCAGGAACAAATGTTGCATTGAATCCAGTTTCTGTATTCATTCTAATTTGTGGTAACTCTGTAAATCTACCTCCTTTATCCACTGATACAGATTTTATCTTTCCAAAAGGATCACAATTATATGAAAGAACACTACCATTACTTGGTATGATCTCTATTGTATCAACACCACAGTTATGGTTAAAGCCTGGATTTGTAACAGTTACACCTGTAAGTTCTATGATAGCAGGGTATTGAGGAACGGTTTGTGGTGGTGGAAGATAACCTTGACCACTATCTCTAACAATTACTTTTACAACAACACCATTTTCAATAATTGTTTGTAAAACAGCACCACTACCATTATTACATGGATCAATCACTTGAACTTGAGGTGGTGAAACATATCCAAATCCACCACTCACAAGATCAACCGCAATTAAATTACCATTAACATCTACAACTGGGTTCGCAATTGCTCCAACACCACGACCACCAAAAAATTTAAGTTTAGGTGGGCCACAAGGTTGATCACCAATTAAACAAGGATCAGATCTCAATAAATTTTTGGGAGTTAGTGCATTGACCTCAGTGATTGTCAAAAATCTAACCTTTTCATCACCATCTATAAAAATAAATTCTGTTTCTGGATTTAATTCAGCATAAGCATTTGCATCAGCAAGTGACACATTTTGAACGTATCCATCAGTCTCGCTGATGTATCCTACTTTTATATTATCAAATGAAGTTTGTGATATTGGCATTATTCTAGACTCTCTTTAACTGTATCGTAAATGACACTATGGGGTGTTGTTGTGTGTGCGATACCAACCATTTTTACTTGTGATCCATCATCTCTCACATGAACATGAAATGGGCCATAGTAAGGTTGACCGTTTACATAACCAACAAGATTAGTTAGATCTTTTGTTCTTAATTTTGGTTTAGTAAATACTTTTTTAATTGTAACACCTTCTTTGCTAGAACTCAACTTTTCTATACTTGTTCCATAAGATTTTCTTTCTTTTGTTGAAAGAGAAGTATTTTTAGCAGACTCCGCAACATTTGATGTACTGGGTTTATCAGATGATAAACCTCCACTTTGCATTGTGTGTTCATCGTTTGGTGAACACTCTGGATCAGGATCACAATCAAATATTTTAGTTATTGAATTAACAAATCCTAACGCACTTGTTATATCAAAATTCATACCTCCAAGTGCACCTAAACCTAGACCACTTGGTATTCCACCAGCAATAGAAGCACCTTGACCAGCAATAGCATCTAATATTCTTGGATTAGTCGCTGCTAAACTACCAGCAGCACTTAATAGGTCAGGAATATTACCAACTCTAATTGCTTGAAAAGCGTCACCTATTCCAGATAAAAGGTTTTCACTAACTCCTAAAATATTTGATGTTGAGGCTAATCCTGATGCTATCCCTGTGGAATTTGATCTATCATCTATTAGTGCTAATGCATTTGCAATTAACGTTTGATTATCTAAAGTATTTTGACCAGCAGCATCAAGGAATTGAAGCAATCCATTAGTATAGTTTCCCTCTGCCCAAAAACGGTTTGCACCTCCTATACTGTTAGGATCTATTTTTGCTTGATCAGCTAAAGTTTGAGAGAGACTTAAAACTAAAGCACCAGAAGATAAAGATGCTAAGACTGTGTTTTCATTTATTGAATTATCAATTTTATTTTTGTCAAGGTCAGATCCAGTTTCAGTGGATGATCCACCAAGTGAATTTTGAATCTCATCTACCACAGGGCCAATCGCATTGTCAAATCCTGACATGATAGTGTTGATTGTTCCTCCTAACACTTCTCCTATAATCTCTTCAGCTTCACAAAGTGGTGTCGGTCTGTAGAATCCATCCTGAGAGGGTTGTGGAACTTGGTCAGAACCAGATGTATCTAACAAGGGAACACTAGGTATCACTGATGATGTACTAACACCAGCAATCCCTGCTTCTAAAGTGGCATTATTTGCTGCTGCTTGCTCTGATAATTTCTTCTTTCTATTAAACGCTTTCATCAATGCTGCTGCTATCAATCCCACAAGTGCAGCACCTGCCATACCATTAAACATACATGCAATTTTTTCCAATCCCTCTACTTTTTTATTCAATAATTCTAATGTATGAGATGGTGGAGCAAGATTTTCTGAAGATGCAAGTTTTTCATTAAACTCCTTAGTTGTAAACTGTTGAAGTTTATTCATCATACCTTTCATAAATTTTGACATCTCTTCCGATGCTTCATTAATCGCTTTGTCTATATCTTTATTACTTTCTAATATAGGTAAACCTCCAGCCTTATTAGCATCCAAAAGAGACTCTTGAAATCTTGCTATTTTTTCAGTTAATTTTCCTATTACAGTTTGTATGTTTTTTACGTCAGATTGAGTATCTGGATTTGGGCATGCTAATGTATGTTTTTCCTCTAAAGTATATTTTCTTTTCTCATCAGAAACCTTATACAAATTGTTCGCATCTGATGATTCTGCAGAGACATTTGATTTTGATGGTGAACTATATGCTTCGTTTCCTGCTTGTTTGGGTGCAAAATCCTTGTCGGCAAGTTTCTTTTGTTCGTTTGGTTCTCCCTGTAGCATTTGAGAATAAAAACTTTGTGGAGTGAAGTTTTTTCCACCGCTACCCTCAGTTCCCATTTTTCTCTCAAGTTTAGTCTTGGCATTGTTACCAAGACAACCCATAATCATAGGAACTTGTTGATCTTTTCCGTCAAGAAAGAAACCAAAAACAAAACTTCCTTGTTTGATTGCAGGGGTTTGATATGATCCACCATGACCTGTTCCAGCAGTCACGGGATACATCACCTGAGCCCAAGGAAGTTGTTCTGCAGTTATACTAGATTCTTGTTGATCATGATGACCGATGATTCTAACCTTATATCGATATCCCCATGCTGGCATCTCCTCTGTCTTTTCAAACTTGGAAGGGTTTTGATTTTCTCTCCACGTTGAATCGTCAGCAACCTGGCCAATAAACCAGTAAAAAGTGCCTCCTAAGAAACCAGGATTAAATAGTGATCCTCCCTCCATTTTTTAATCGTCGTATACCAGACACTCTGGTTCATCGGGATGAATATCACAAAATACTTCTAATACGTTTGGATCGTGATGATCACCTGATTCAATCTCATCTTTATGATGCTCTACATACTCCTCCAGATCATGCAACTCATCTTCAATGTGATGACGCATTGGTTCTGATGTGTTTGGATCGGCAAGAATCTCCTTGTCTTTTTTAATGTGATCTTCTATGCTTTTCATGAGTTACCTCCTGCTGTGATTACCTTTTCTTCCGAAAGAATCTCTTGCTAAGTTTAACTTAGTATAGGTTCCCTCAGAACTAACATAGTGGCATAAGTCGGCTATAATATATAGACCACCACTTTCCCTATTCACTGTATCATCTTTCTCTGCTTGAACAGAGAATATGTCAACAAATATTACATCTCCAGCATGTAAACTAAAGTCTCCAGCGATAGTTATTGTCATCATACCAGAAAAAAGTTGATTGTATCGACGGATAGATTGGTTTAATGTCTTAACTGCTTTGAAATTATCTGAGGTATTTCCAACTCCAATTTGTTGTTCAGTATTTCCATCAGGTAAAGTTCCACTATCGACCACATACAATGTTGTTCTCGTATAATCTTCTTTCTTAGTATCAAATTTTTCATTAAATTTAGGAAGATTTTTTCCAGCCATCTTAACTTGTTTTTTAACCTGTTCAGCAGTTTGTTCTATAACCTCATACTTACAATCATAAGAATTAAACAAAACTATTTTGGTTTTATAAGCACCCATGTTCATTTTTGATTGAATATTAATTGAACTATCTGATTGATGCTCTAATATCTTTCCATCATATCCAGCAGGAGTTGCTTTCACATCTGTAGAGTTATTAAAAACATATGATTTCTTTTTCTCTTGATTGAATAATCCTTCGATAGATTTAAAATGATATCCATCAGCAGTTTCAAAAAATAAAAATCCTGCAGTTACACCTTCAGGAAAATCTTTTGGAATCCCTTGTTTACAAAGAAGATTTAACATGTAAAATGGTTTACGATTATTTCCAACAAAATTATACTCACCCATTGTTTCTTCAATATGTAATTTCTTTTTCGTTTTTAATTTCTCTTCAAATATTTTTTTAATATGATTATGTACACTTCCAGTTTCTCTAGATACACATCTAGACTCACCCATTTCATTACGAATAAATTCTTCCGATACTAATTCTAAACTAATAACATTTTTACTCGCATCCTCATATACAGGATCAACTTTATTAACAATCATATCAACTTTAATTTTTTCCTCATTATTATCTTCAAACTCTAACTTAAAATCTTCTGTTCCTATGAGAGGAAGGCCCTCTATTACAGATTTACCATCAATCGCATTTCCAACATCACTGAAAACAACATATGCTTTAACAGAATCTTGTAATATACTTTCATGATATGTTAGACGAATTAATCCATTAACAATACTCGCAACCTTTTCTGGATCTTTATTGGAGATAATGCTTGCTTTAGATATGTTTGCTGGTGATGATTTCTTTGCTTCGTTACTCATGATATTATTTACCTCCGTACATGGCTAGTTCAGAATCATCAATGACAACTGTTTTATATCCGATGGTTCTACCTCTCTTATTTTTAATTGCCACCTGTTGAGTCTGTTGAATTGGAATTGGAACAATTACAGCATTACCCTCACCACTTTCATAAGTTGTTTCTTCTGCCACAGCATCTGCATTTGTTCTATTTTTATTATTTTGTTTATCATCAATCTTTGCATCCTCTTGTTTAAGATCTTTTCCACCCGACTCTTCTTTACCAAAGAACGATTTAATAAGAAGAGGAGCTACAACCATTGGGTTATACAACT